CTTTGAAGCACATCGAGGCAAAGCTCAAAGAACGCCCTCAGTATTATAATACTCTCAAAGCCATAGAAGAGGAGCTAGGACTATGCTGAAAGAATCAGATAAGATAGGCAGTATGGTCTCTGCTAAAATAACAAAGCTATCTACGGATAAAGAAATCTTAATTGTCCAGAGGGATAAAACAGAGAAAAAGATTGCTCACATTGACCGGCTACTCCGGGCATTAAATCGTATTCTAGATACTAAAATATAGAAATTACCAAAGCTATATTATATGTCTACACTATATGAAAATCACTCTAGATCCGTATCAAGTTTTATTCATTGGGCGCACCAAAGAATTGAAAAAGAGATTGAGATTAACGAGGAATGTGAACGTCAGTTCGGTAGTGCAGAAGTCATCAAAGACACTCACAAACTGCATAACGGATTATCTAACCAAGAAAAGTTAGATCTAGTATATGAAGTTAATAGATTATCGGAGATGTATCCAAATCTAACAAGAGCAAAAATATGTTCTATGGCAGGATTACATTATACGACATATTATAAGTGGAGAAAACAATTAACCAAGAAAGGATTATTATAAATGGCAGTAGCTACTAAGGCTATCTTCTCTCCGACATCGGAGCAAGTGTTACAGAACGGATTGAGTGCAATGACAAGAGCGTGTGACGCTCTAACGGCACGCAACTCAGAGCTAGAAGAAGAGGTAGAGTCTCTGGCTAACCAGTTAGCACGGAGCAAGGAGAAGTTGCTTGTAGAGACCTCTGAGAGAGAATGAGTAGATACATAGGAGTGGATTGCGGTCTTGATGGTGCTATAGCATCTATACAGAATAATAAAGTATTAGATATGTTTTCTATGCCTACCATTAAAGAAGGTAGGAAGAGATCTATAGACATCGAGACCCTTTCCGACTTCTTTAGTAGTCCATTCAAAAAAGACTTTGCTACAGTAATAGTAGAAGATCCCGGAGGTCATGCACCTAGTGCTGCAGGACTAAGATCAATGACTTATTCATATGCGATTATCAAAGCACTTCTAGTTGCTTATAAGATACGTCATAGATCAGTCCGGGCTATCACATGGCAAAGACAATTTTTTACCAAGCCCAAAGGCATGAAGAGTAAGTTTGATACAAAACTCTCTGCCCTCAAGGTAGCACAAGAATTATGGCCCCAACAAGATTGGAGGAGAACTCCTAGAAGTAAAAAGCCTTTTGACGGCTTTGTAGATGCCACACTTATCGCCGAGTATGGAAGGAGATTAGATGGGTAGATTCATTACTTTTTTGTATGCGTATTTGCAGGTAACACTAATCTGTCTTAACACTTGGCAGGTAGCTAATAACAAACTGCTTGGCGCTATATGTGTAGGCTTTCTAATATCTCTTATATGGTGCTTCAATACTCAGCGTGCTGCGGTATCTAATTTTTATGACAAGTTAATCTATGCTAGTGGGGCTGCCTTTGGAACTGCCTCCGGATTACTTTTATCAAACTTACTTTACTGATTCTTAATGAAGAACTCAAAACTAATTGAAGAACTAAAAAAATTGAACGACAAATTACTATGGCAGAAAGACAAGGCACGACAAACAACTATGGATCTAGAACTATCAGCATCGTCGAACAAGCACGAAGCACCACCACCAAAGATTTCCAACTTGAAAAAGTCATCGAATGGATCAGAACCGGAAGCGGAAGATTTGCCAAAAACATAACTGCAGTTAGAGAAGCAACAGAGGGTGGAGATCTAGATCGTGCATCTGAACTGAAAAGAAACCTTCCTGCGGTTATGTTTAGTGGCAAGTTTGCCAAAAGATCTAGCAAAGATATTACAGAACACTCCGGGCTTATCTGCATGGATGTAGACAAGATTGAAGCCCCATCTACTAAGGTAGATGAAATGAGATTTGATCCTCATATAGTTGCAGCCTTTGTTTCTCCAAGTGGCAATGGGTTGAAAGCCATAATAGCGATACCTAAGAGCGTAGAGAGGCATATAGAAGCATTTATGTCTGCCAAAAGCTATCTATCTACTTATGGGCTGACCGCAGATGAAAGTGGCAAGGATGTTAGCAGACTTTGCTTTCTAAGCCATGATAGCCAAATACATTATGCTCCAGATGCCGTCGAATTGCCAGTATATGTAGCAGAACATACTACACAAGTTTATGAGAAAACGTCCCGGCCTGGAGACAGAATTGGAGACAGGTATGAGCAGTCTCCTAATATAAGAGAGAGATCTGTATCTATACTGCAAAAGTTAGGATGGCAGATTCAAAGGGGCGATGCAAATAGAACCTACTGCACACGCCCCGGTAAGAGCCGAGGGGTATCTGGGGAACTAAGAACAGATGGCTCGTTTTATTGCTACACAGATGGAGCTTCTCCTTTAGAACCACTTAGAAACTACTCAGCGTTTGCTTTGTATGCTACTGCAGAACACAGAGGCGATTATAAGGACGCAGCCAAGTCTTTAGCCGAAGAGTTTGGACAGAATAATAATCATGTAAATGGGCGTGATTATTATAATAAGAATGATTCTAAACAAGCTATACAAGGGGCAGAGCTTAGTCCTAAACAAGAGACTTCAATAGGACTAAGCAACTGGGAGAGAGGATCTGAATGTCCCAAAGATCTAGACAAACAAGTGGCAATGAGGTTTCCAGTCTTGGTAGACGGACTGTTGCACAGAGGCACTAAGATGGTCTTGGGTGGTGGCTCAAAATCCTATAAGACTTGGACGCTACTTAACTTGGCTGCATCGGTGGCAAGTGGCACACCTTGGTTCGGTCACGATACAGTAGATACCGGACTCGATGTTATATACCTAAACTTTGAAGTGCCTTCTCTATTCTTTTGGACTAGAGTCAGAAGTGTCTGCAATGCGATGGGCTTAGAAAAGATCCCAGATAATCTAGTGATCTGGTCACTTAGGGGTCAGACTAATTGCTTAGAGACAGTATTGATGGCAATGAAGGATCGTATGACAAATGGATGTGCGTTGCTTGTGGTAGACCCTATATACAAAGCACTAGGAGATAGAGATGAAAATAGTGCAGGAGACATCGGATCTCTTATGAATGAAGTAGAAGCCATTGTTGAACAAACTGGAGCTTCTGTAGTTTTCGGAGCGCATTACTCAAAGGGTAACCAAGCAGAGAAAGACCCACTAGATAGAGTAAGTGGGTCTGGGGTCTTTGCTAGAGATCCGGATACTATCATGGGCCTTACGGCACATGAAGAGGAGAACTGTTATACTGTTCATTGTGCCTTACGAAACTTTCCGGGCAAAGAGCCATTCGTAGTAGAGTGGGAGTTTCCATTATTTAAGTTAAGAGAAGAACTGGATGCCCATAAGTTAAAACGCCCTAACCAAAAAATTACACCGGGGAGGGTATTATCTGAAATAGAATCTGCAGGATCTCAAGGAGTAGACCCATCGGACTTTGTTCCATCTATATCTGCCAAGTATGAAGTAAGCCAACGCACAATACAAAGGACGCTAAAAACATTAAGTGACAATAAAAGCATACATAAGACCGCAGGTCATTACTTTATAACCAAGTAGAATAATGGTCACAGTAACACTTAGAGAATCAGAAATGGCTACATGCCAAATCATTGGCAGTATGAGGTCTTTGGTAGCTCGCGGCAATAATATTACCGATAGAAAGATAGGTAATCAAAATGGCACACTAGCAGATATACGAGGAGTTATTGCTGAGTATGCTTTTGCGAAAAAATATAACTGCTTCTTTGATCTTGGACTTGAACCTCGATCTGGCTCTGCGGATGGCATCCTTAATGGAGAGAGGTATGACATCAAATCTACTATCTACAAATCTGGTATGCTGCTCGCTAGCTTAAAGGTGAACCCAGACATAGATAGATATGTTTTGGCGGTCGTAGATAAAAACTCAGTCTCATTCGTTGGATGGGTATATAAAGCCGACCTAATCAAAGAAGAAAACTTACTTGATCTAGGATATGGCAAGAGCTACTGCCTGGAGCAATCTCAATTAAACAAATTTAACTAACTAAATACATAACATGAAAACACCATCCTTCTTAAATGATTTAATCGACACTAAATACAATGTCTTGAGCCTCGGAGCAGGCGTTCAATCCTCTACAATGGCTTTCATGGCTGCACATGGAGAAATAAAACCCATGCCAGATTTTGCCGTATTTGCAGACACACAGGCTGAACCACCAGAGGTTTACGAATGGCTAGAGTATCTCATTGATGAACTACCATTCCCGGTGCATGTTGTAACCGGTGGAGATCTCACTAAAGATACTTTGACCCCTCGTGTAAAACAAAGGGACACCGGTAGAGGTGCTAAAGTAGGAGAGACCTACATGATGCAATACATCCCACTATTTGGCATAATGCCAAACGGAAGAAAGACCGCAGCTATAGGAAGGCGATGCACCGCAGAATACAAAATTAGACCTATATACAAGGAACTCAAAAAGCGTTGTAATATCAAAAGAGCGCAGAAAGAAACGACTGTGACTCAATGGATAGGAATATCTTGGGATGAATTACAAAGAATGAAGGAGTCGGTCAATCTTTGGTCACAGAATAGATTTCCATTGATAGAGAAGCGTATGACTAGAGTCCAATGCAAGATGTGGATGGAGAAACATGGATACAAAATTCCTCCCCGGTCTGCTTGTTATTATTGCCCATTTCACTCAGACAAAGATTGGAGAAGAAAGAGAGACCATGACCCAGAGACTTTCAAGAAGGCGGTAGCTTATGATGAAGCAATACGTAAAGCCTTCAAAGAGAATGGAGAGGCTATGAGGATGGAGGTCTACTTGCATAGCTCTTGTAAGCCTCTGTCTGAGGTAGATCTAGACTCTGATGAAGATAAGGGGCAACAAGTATGGGATTTTAAGGCCGAGTGCGAAGGCATGTGCGGTCTATAACTAAATAATAACACTAAAAGAAAGACACAATGTGGATACTACCGAAACAATTACACACCTCTCGCTTTGTAGCGGATATGAAGGCATTGGGCTTGGACTCAGAAGAGTTCTCCCAAATGTCAGAGAAATCGCTCATGTGGAGATCGAATCATTCGCTATCGAGAACTTGGTTACGAAGATGGAAAAGGGTCTCTTGGATGCAGCACCTATCTTCACGGATCTTAAAACCTTCCCATACGAGCAGTTTTGTGGAAAAGTATCTGTCCTCTCTGGCGGCTTCCCATGCCAAGGATTTAGCCAAGCAGGTAAGAAAGAAGGTGTCAATGATAGCAAAGGAAGACACCTTTTTCCATACATTGCAGAAGGAATCAGAAAGTGCCGACCAGGAGCAATATTTCTTGAAAATGTTCAAGGAATCCTCTCCTGCAAAACCAACGAAGGAGAACCCGTTCTCCAGTATGTCCTCAGAACATTGGAAGAACTGGGTTACCGAGCAACGGCAGGAATATTCTCAGCGAGTGAAGTGGGCGCACCACACCAAAGAAAGCGAGTCTTCATCCTTGGGATGGCCGACTGCGAGTCTGTCAGATCCGGAGGGAGGATCGCAAGCCGACAGAGTGGAGTGGACGCAGACCGGAGCGAAGTTACGCAAGAAGGACAAACCACACATGACCTACGGAGCGAAGCTGAGAGATGCGGTGGAGAACTACGAACTGTTCTGGGCAACTCCTCAACTGATGGACTTCAGATCGGATGTCCGGAAGCCATCGGAGAGAAGCGACAGGGCGAACAAGGGAGGCTGCAAGAATCTGAGGGAGGAAGTATTGAACCCACAGAACTGGGCAACACCGAGAGCGAGTGCAACGGATTCAACAAGACCGAATGGCAAGGGGGGGATACCTCTAGACGATCAAGCTAAGAACTGGGCAACACCAGAAGCTCAGAACCACACAGGGTGTCAGACGAAGAACGGACATGTGTTTCCACGACTAGGGACACAAGCCAAGAACTACCCAACAGTAACTGTGGGAGAGGAGAAATACAGGATAAGTGGGGACACGCAGGCGAGCCGTTGCCTAAGTGCGTTAGCGGTGCGTGGGGATCTTGGCCATCCAGACCCGGAGAGTTCCAACACGAATGGGAAGAGCCAAGAGTCGTTAAAACTGAATCCGGACTGGGTAGAGCAACTGATGGGACTTCCTGTAGGGTGGACGCAAATAGAATAGACCGGTTAAGGTGTCTTGGGAATGGGGTTCTACCGGCTACTGCAGCCAAGGCTTTTGTCGTTTTAAGTCATAGATTATTATGCTCTCAATAGCCGGAAAATAAGTATTTTTGACATAAAAACGACATCAAAACGACATGTCAAAAGCGTGTCGTTTTCGGTTTTAGCCATTTTTGCCTAACGACAAACCCTGTCGTTTTTCAATATACTAATTACTAGATACTTATGAGATTTACGACAAACCCAACGACATGGTTTGTCGTAAACGACGACATCTTATATAGGTTGGTGTCACCAACGCACGGACGGATACGAGACATCGCCCTTTTAAGGGGCGAGCGTCTCTCCTCGTCTTCCGAGGGATGGCAGCCAGAAATTTATACCGGAGGGGGTGTAATGGTTTCGATTTAGCCTAGGCTGAAGACGGAGGTTCAATTCCTCCCACCTCCATTGGGTTTAGCATTAGATGACCCATTTGACATATGGTCATTTGTATCTAAAAGAAAACAATGGATAATACATATGAATTAAACGCCCTCAGATCTATTCGTGAGGCTACAATCGCTACAAGGGATTTAGAGAACCAAGCAACTGCAACCGCTAAAAGATATAAGAAGGGCATCAAACACATAAATGCCTACATCGCCACAATAGAACAATCATTAGATGATGGTGGCAGCATTAACGGATTAGAGCCTTGGAGCATTGCCGATCCTAAAACAAGTCGGCTAATTTCTAACCCAGTATTGGAGAACATCGAGGAAGATAATACCATCTGACTATGAAGACTATTAGGATAATCGAAGCTATGGATTATCCTGTAGATAGCTCCGATGCTCTCCCAGAACATTACCTCCTCCTATGTG